TGGGCGAACCATCGTCACTGCTTGATGATATTGAAAAACGCAAGGCTGAAGAGCAGGGATTGTCCGCAACCATGGACGATCGATACCGAATTCTTGAGATGTGCGTGGATTTGGACCTGCCAGGGTTCGAAGATTCCGACAAAGACGGTCCAACAGGCATCGCATTGCCCTATATCGTAACGATTGATAAGAGTACTAGCGAGATTTTGGCCATCAGAAGGAACTGGTATCAAGAAGATCCGCTGAAATTAAAGCGGATGCACTATACGCATTACACATATATACCTGGATTCGGGTTCTATGGCTTTGGATTGATCCATTTGGTAGGCGGTTTTGCCAAATCAGGTACCTCATTGATCAGGCAATTGGTCGATGCCGGCACATTATCGAACCTCCCCGGCGGTTTAAAGTCCCGTGGACTGCGTGTCAAGGGTGATGACACCCCTATTGCACCCGGTGAGTTCAGGGATGTAGACGTTCCATCAGGTTCTATTAGGGATAACATATTACCCCTGCCTTATAAAGAGCCAAGCCAGGTTCTTTATAGCCTTTTAGGCACAATCGTTGAAGAAGGCAGGAGGTTTGCATCAACTGCTGATATGCAAATTAGTGATTTATCTGCAAATACTCCAGTTGGTACAACGTTAGCGGTATTAGAACGGACATTAAAGGTAATGTCGGCGGTGCAAGCGCGTTTGCATTATTCAATGCGCCAGGAATTTAAATTATTAGCAGCAATTATTAGAGATTATTTACCAACAGAATACAACTATGACGTTGATTCGCCATTAGGGCGTGCAGCAAAACAAGCTGATTATGATAATGTCGAAGTAATACCCGTATCGGACCCAAATGCTACAACATTAGCGCAAAGAGTTACTCAATACCAAGCGGTATTGCAATTAGCCGCGCAATCACCGCAAATATATGATATTCCAGAGTTACATAAACGAATGCTTGGCGTATTAGGTATTAAAGATATTGACAAATTAATACCTGTTACTAAAGAACAAGACCCAAGAGACCCGGTTTCTGAAAATATGGATATATTAATAATGAAACCAGTTAAAGCATTTATATATCAGGATCATGAAGCACATATAACCGTACATATGGCCGCATTAAATGACCCATTATTAAAACAACAAATGCAACAAAACCCTATGGCGGGTCAAATGATGGCGGCAGCACAGGCTCATATTAATGAACACTTAGCATTTTTATATCGCAGAAAGATTGAAGAGAAACTTGGCGCTCCATTACCTGCGCCTAATACTGTATTACCAGAAGACTTTGAGGTTCAGCTCTCACGGCTTACGGCACAAGCCGCGCAACAGTTATTGCAACAGAATGTTCAGCAGGCGCAGATGCAGCAAAACATGCAGGCTCAGCAAGATCCGGTGGTTCAGATGCAGCAACAGGAATTGCAGATCAAGGCGCAACGTGAACAACGTGAGGCAGCAAAAGATGCGGCAGAAATCCAGTTAAAACAACAAGCACAGCAGCAAAAGGTGATGATGGAGCAGCAAAGGATTGCTTCCATGGAGCGAATCAACAACCAAAACAACCAGGTCAAGTTAATTGACAAGGCCGCTGAAGTCCAACGAGGTAAAGATGGAATTCCACGAAGCCGTTGAAATTGAAATAAACAAGCAAATCCGGTACGCGGAGGAACAGCTTGCACAAGGCAGTATGAAATCTTTTGAAGATTACAAGTTCGTTTGCGGTCAGATTCAAGGTCTCTTGATCGCTAAACGTATTAATGAAGACCTTGCAAACCGTATGAAGGAATACGATGACTGATACGTCAGAAACAGTTAATACTGAAGCAACGCAACTTCCCAAGCCAACTGGTTATAGGATGCTCTGCGCTTTACCAGAGGTCGAAGATAAATTCGCTAATGGTTTATTAAAACCAGATGCTCTTGCCAAAATTGAAGAGTTCAGCACCGTAGTGTTGTTTGTTATTAAACAAGGACCGGATTGTTATAAGGACACGGCAAAGTTTCCAACAGGCCCATGGTGCCACGAAGGTGACTTCGTATTAGTACGCGCCTATTCAGGGACGCGATTCAAAATCCACGGACGAGAGTTCCGCTTAATCAACGATGACACGGTTGAAGGTGTTGTCGAAGATCCACGCGGTTATAGCCGCGCATAAAGGAGTTGTTATGAATGACAGCAATATTGAAGTAGAAGTTGAAGGCGACAATGTAGAAGTAGAAATTGAAAACGATGCGCCGCCAGAAGATCAAGGTATTAATAAACTTAAATCTGATCCAACAGATATACCTGACGATGAAATTAGTCAGTATTCGGACAGTGTTAAAAAGCGGATCATGCAACTTACTCATTCGAGGCATGACGAACGTCGCGCCAAAGAGGAGGCAATACGGGAGCGTGAAGCAGCAATTTCCTATGCAAAACAAATTGCTGATGAGAACAACAAGCTGAAAGAAAAGCTTAGTACCGGTGAAACAACCTTAATCAAAACGATGCAGGTTGCAACCGAAAAAGAGCTTGATGAAGCAAAGCGTAAATACAAAGAAGCGCTTTACACAGGTGATGCCGATAAGATTGCTACGGCCCAGGAAGAATTTAGCAAAGCTGTCATTAAAGCCGAAAAAGTAAAGCAATTTAAACCCGCTCCACAAGAGCAGTTGCAAACTGTAGAAACTCAGGCATATAATCAGCCGCATATTGATACCAAAGCAGAGCGCTGGAAAAATGAAAACCCGTGGTTTGGGCAATCAGGCGCAGCAGGTGTTGATGATGAGATGACGTATTTTGCGATGGGCTTGCATAAGAAGTTAACGCGAGATCATGGCGATCATTACGCATCTACGGATGAATACTACGAGCGTATTAATGCTCGCATGAGGGAAAAATTCCCAGAGTATTTTGGCAAACAGACCGGTCAAGATACTTACAGAAGGTCTGCATCGGTGGTCGCCCCGGCGTCACGTAGCTCACCACCTAAAAAATTGAGGCTAACGCAGTCTGAGGCCAACACGGCAAAACGCCTTGGTGTGCCAATTCAAGAATACGCCAAACAACTGGCAAAACTACGGATGGAAGGAAAGTTATGAGCCGCGAATCACGTGAAACACGCGAAAGTACTGAGCGCCCGCGCCAGTGGAAACCGCCTAGCTCATTGCCCGATCCTCTGCCGCGAGATGGCTGGAAGCACCGTTGGGTACGAACTTCCGTATTAGGAAAGGAAGACACAAGAAACGTTGCTACACGCCATCAGGATGGATTCGAACCATGCAAATGGGAAGACTATCCAGAAGTCGCCCGAGCAATGCTCGCAACCGGACCTCAAGCCGGAAATATTGAGATTGGTGGATTAATGCTATGTCGCGCTCCTGTAGAAATGGTCGAACAGCGCAATGGTTATTACCAGAAACAAGCTGCCGACTGGATGCAAAGCGTAGATAGTAATTTTATGCGCGAAAACGACCCAAGGATGCCGCTGTTTAATAACAGACGTTCTGAAGTCAAATTCGGTAAAAGATAATCTTTTTTGGAGTAAATCAAATGGCTTACCCGACTATTGACAAGCCTTATGGCTTAAAGCCGATCAATTTGATCGGTGGTCAGGTGTTTGCTGGAGCTACTCGTCAGCGTCGTATTGCATCTGGTGCGTCAAGCATTGGATTTGGTGACCCCGTTATCTTTGTAGATGATGGCACCATTGCAGTATCGACCTCGACAACGACCGCTCCGGCCACTGGCTTTGCTGGCGTTTTTCTAGGATGTCAGTTTGTTTCATCGATTACTGGACAACCAACATGGTCGCAATCGTGGATCAGCGGCACATCGGTAAAGGCTAATACCTTTATTTATGCCTATGTCTGCGAGGATCCGGATCAGTTGTTCCAGGTTGCCGTAGTGACAGGCACAACGGTGGTGTCAACGACCACAGGCCTGACCTACACCAACATCAACAACAACGCAGCATTGGTGGCTAATACACTTAACACCAATACAGGCGATTCTCAGCAAGGTATTTTGTTGAGTTCCGCTGCTGTAACGGCCGCCTTGCCGATTCGTATTGTTGACTTGGTGCCGGATACGGCATTTACCTATAGTGGCACGGTCTACTTCCCGGAGGCAATCGTAAAGTTCAACATGCCGAACATTACGGGCTCAGTCTTCCTTGGTGGCCATGCGTATTACAACCCGACCGGACTGTAAGGGGAAACTAAATGGCTATTTCACGCGCACAACTACTGAAAGAGTTGCTCCCCGGCCTGAATGCATTGTTCGGCCTGGAGTATGCACGTTATGGTGAAGAGCACAAGGAGATCTACGAAACCGAGACCTCCGAGCGCTCATTTGAAGAGGAAACCAAGCTTTCTGGCTTCTCGGCTGCACCCGTTAAGAACGAAGGTTCTGCGATTGCATACGACAACGCACAGGAAGCATGGACGGCTCGCTACACGCACGAGACCATCGCCATGGGCTTTTCAATCACTGAAGAAGCGATTGAAGATAACCTGTACGATAGCCTTAGCTCACGTTATACGAAAGCACTCGCACGCGCTATGTCGTATACGAAGCAGGTGAAAGCGGCGGCAGTATTGAACAACGGATGGGCATCTACCGTAACTTACGGTGACGGCCAGCCCCTGTTCTCCACTTCGCATCCTCTGGTATCTGGTGGCGTTAACAGCAACACACCCGCAACCCAAGCTGACTTGAACGAAACGTCGTTGGAAAACGCCGTGATTCAAATCGCAGCATGGACGGATGAACGTGGCCTGTTGATCGCAGCTAAGCCTCGCAAGCTTATCGTTCCTTCAGCACTCCAGTTCGTTGCAACCCGTTTGTTGGAGACCGAACTCCGTGTCGGTACTAACGACAATGACGTCAACGCGTTGAAAAACAACGGGTCGGTGCCTGAGGGTTATACGATCAACCACTGGCTGACGGACACCAATGGCTGGTTCCTTACGACCGATGTTCCCAACGGATTGAAGCACTTTGTGCGGACACCGATGCAGACGGGAATGGACGGTGACTTTGACACGGGAAACGTTCGCTACAAGGCTCGTGAAAGGTACTCGTTCGGGGTCTCGGATCCATTGGGTATTTTTGGTAGTCAGGGCGCATAGTTACAAGCGTTTGGCTACATCAAGAGGGGGCTTGACGGCCCCCTTTTGTTTGTCCTATAATTCACTGTGTCAAACACAGGAGAAGATATGGACACTACAAACTTGCCCAAAACACGCCAAGAAGCCATGGCAACTGACGCCAAGTATTACTTTACGGGTGAACCTTGCAAGCATGGTCACATAGCACCACGCAAAACAAAAGGTGCATGCGTTGAGTGCTTAAAGGTTGAATGGGAGAAAGCCAACGTTACCCGCGCGGATTACTACCGTGAGTACAACAAATCAGATGCTGGCCAGAAAGCAAAGCGCAAATACTATGAAGCCAACAAAGATGCTGTGATTGCCAAAGCTGCAAATAGGTCAACAGAAGAGAGGCGCAAAGCAAGAAACAAGCATAAAAAATCCAACCCAGAGTTATACAAAGAATTGGTAAATATGCGTAGGCGTAGATTTAGGCAAGCTACACCTAAATGGCTTACGGAAAAAGATCACATGGAGATACGTTTGAAATACCGGCTGGCCTTAGAAATGACCAAAGCAACCGGAGTTAAATACGCTGTAGATCATGAAATACCATTATTTGGTGAAAACGTATGCGGCTTACATGTGCCATGGAACCTACGTGTGATGACGCAAGAGGAAAATCTGCGTAAATCCAATAAGCTCATTGACACACCCTAAATAACCTGATACAAACACATTACCTGGGAAAACCAGCTTGCTAAACTGTCCCAGCAGACGATGCACCGATTAGCAAGCCACTTGTGCATAAGGAATCATTATGGCAGTTTCAACGACCCAAGCTATTTGGCGCTCTGGTGGCGGCGATCAAACTCGTACCGCTTATTGTGGCACCGGCCTTATGGCGGCGCAATTTTATATTGCGGACGCTTCTCCTGCTGTCGCAGGGACAAATGTAACAGTTTCATCAGTTGCCGGCGCTCCGCCGCTTATTCTTCCCGCAGGCGCTGTTATTGTGTCAATCGCCGTTACGGACACAGGCGCTGGCACATGCGATATTGGAGCGACAGGGTATAAATCTGGTACCGCTGATAACAATTTTTTTGCGTCTGCTTTAGAAGTTTCTACGATTGGCACGACGTTTATCGGATCGGTAGTTACAGGCGCCGTATTGACAGAAATGTCTTATGTAACCGTAACGGATAACACCTCTGCTTCGGGAACGGTGGCCGGTGTCATTACTTACTTCGTAACCGATCCGTATATCGGACAGCAAAACGTCTAATGACGGAGGCCAATAATGGCTATGCAAACCGATGTTAAACAGGCGCACCTCAATGGATCGGGCTTCTTAGTAAAGAGTCCGGTCCGTGTTAAGGGTGTTTCGTTTTATGGTGCAGGGTCTGCGGATGGTACTTTAGTTCTTTTTGATACCGCCGCCGCCCCAGTATCTGCAAGCGTAACTTATGCGCGATCAGGGACCACGGTGACGGTAACCAAAACCGCTCATGGTCTTATCACGGGCGATGTGATTGGGATTCACTTTGCGACAGGCACAGGCGGCACAGCAACGGATGGCACTTACACGATTACTCGGGTAGATGCTAATACGTTTACACTGACAGACATTAACACTGGAACCATCACTGGAACCCCTGCGGCGGTATATGCCGTGGGTCGTTGGTTGTTAACGTATGAATGTGATGATACAGATGTGTTTCAAAATGCTCCTCTTATCCCCGGCGAAGGTGTAAGAGCCTTAACAGGGGTTTATGTGTATGTTTCCAACATAGCCGCAGTGCAGATCTATTATGGCTAAGACCCCGGCGTGGCAACGTAAAGAAGGAAAAAACCCAAAAGGTGGCCTTAACGCAAAAGGCCGTGCTTCTTATAACGCAGCCAACCCAGGCAAACCTGGGTTAAAAGCGCCGCAACCTGAAGGCGGTCCGCGCAAGAAGTCATTCTGTTCTAGGATGGAAGGCATGAAAAAGAAACTGACTTCTGCCAAAACGGCTAGCGATCCAAATAGCCGGATCAATAAAAGTCTTCGTGCATGGAAGTGTTAAATGGACCCGATGATCCTTTGGAACTTAATCACTTCAGTCTTAGTAGGATTAGTGATGTTTATGCTCAAAAACTCCCATGATGAGCAACAGCGCATCCAAATCCTTTTAAATAAGACCCGTGAGGAAATAGCCCGTGATCACATTACTCGTGCAGAAGTTCGTGCAGACATGGAAAAAATTATTGAACGCTTTGACGCAGGCTTTGCAAGGCTTGAAGCAAAGATTGATGCCCTCGCTGAAAGGAAATGATGATGGAAAATGATCCCCGTAAAGGCCGTGGGCGCCATGGCGACACGAACTACAATCCTAACTACGACTTGGTGCCAACCCAAAAAGAACGTGGTGCGATGCAACAGGAAGTAGAAGACGAGCGACTCCGCAAGATGGACAAGCGCCCCAACCTTGGCAAGATGTTTAAAAGCGGCGGATACGTTAAATCTGCTGATGGTTGTGTCAAGCGCGGCAAAACCAAAGGCACTATGGTCAAAATGTAATTCCATCACG